TATTATCGCCGCATCTGCTTGCCTAGGCGGCATCTATGCCGGTAATTACTGGGAGAATCGCGAAGAAGGATCAGATGCGGTGATGAATGCAATGCGTGAAACTACACGTCGCATGCAGTCTATCTTCGGTGATCGCTGGTATGGAGAGCTACAGTGGAATAATGTACCAGAACAACATGAACTAAATCAGTATATTATTAAAATTTCCAAAGAATTCAATATGAAATTGATTTCTACGGCTGACTCTCACTATCCACGTCCGGACGTTTGGAAAGACCGAGAACTTTATAAACGCCTTGGTTGGCTTGGAAAGAGCACTCCATCATGGGGCACAGCAGAAATTCCAGAGGGGGTTGAAGAAATTGGTTATGAATTGTATCCTAAGAACGGCGATCAAATGTGGGCGTCGTACAAAGAATATTCTAAAGAGCAAAACTACGACGATAGACTTATCAAGTCGTCTTTGGAGGAAACATGGAATATTGCTCACAACAGAATTGAAAAGTTCTTCCCTGACAACACCGTTCGCCTTCCTTCTTTTGTCGTACCTGCTGGGTCAACTGCTGATCAGGCACTTGCTAAATTGGCACTTGACGGATTGTGCGAAGTCATGGGCTGGCCAGCGCAACTGAGAATGACAATCAGCCCTAAGCACCGGGAATATATTAATCGACTTAAACATGAACTTGATGTAATTTCAGATAGGGGATTCAGTAAATATTTCCTTACAATGAAATCAATCTGTGATATTGCTAATAATTCAATGTTGACTGGTACTGGTCGCGGATCAGCAGCCGGTTCTCTTGTGGCATACGCCTTGCGGATTACACAGGTTGATCCTATTAAATATGGGCTTCTATTCTCTCGTTTCTTGCGTTCGGATGCTACCGACTATCCGGATATCGATTATGATGTATCTGATAGCATGCTCCTTAAGGAGAAGTTGGTAGATCTCTGGGGCGAAGATACTGTAGCTCCAATCTCAAACTGGAACACACTTCAGTTGCGGTCCTTAATCAAGGATATATCTAAGTTTTACGGCATTCCTTTTGTGGAAGCCAACCGGGTAACTGATGCAATGCTTAAGGAAGCAATACCATTAGCAAAAAAGAAGCACGGAATCAAAGCGGGGATCTATGCGCCTACTTGGCAAGAGGTTATGGAATTTTCTGATACCCTTCAGAAGTATCTATTAAAATATCCAGAGGTCAAAAAGCACGTTGAAGGCTTGGTTGGATCAGTAAAATCTTGTTCTCGGCATGCTGGTGGAGTTGTTATTGGTGAAAATCTAGATAGAAGTATGCCTTTGATTAATTCTAAGGGTGTGCGTCAGACTCCATGGTCCGAAGGTCAGAATGTACGTCATCTTGAGCCGATGGGGTTTATTAAATACGATCTTCTTGGTCTTGCTACCCTTAAGATGATGGAGGGCGCTATTGAACATATCCTTCGAAGGCACCATAATATTGAAGATCCATCCTTTGGGGATATTAAGAAATTTTATGATCAGCATCTTCATCCGGATATTATTGATTTTGAAGATCAAAAGGTTTATGATAATGTCTTCGTAAAGGGTAACTGGTCTGGAACATTTCAATTTACAGAAGAAGGCGCACAAAAGTTCTGTGTGCGAGTCAAGCCAAAAGAAATAATCGGCACTGCTGCCATCACTTCAATCTACCGTCCTGGTCCATTGGCTGCTGGTGTTCATGAAGATTATATCGACGCCATGGCCAATCCTCATAAAATTAAGTATCTTAATGATGATCATCGTGAGATTACCCAGGAAACTTATGGGTTCCTTATCTTTCAAGAGCAAATTGCTCTATTGGCACACAAGCTTGGCGGATTAACTCTGGATGAAGGCAACCTTCTTCGTAAGATTCTAACAAAGAAGGGTACTGGAAAGGACGATAAGCGTACTAAGCTGAGAATAAAATTTGTTAAAGGCTGCGAGGGCAACGGAATATCTACAAATGATGCTAATGCTATGTGGAGCAAATTTGCTTATTTTTCTGGGTATGGTTTTAACAAATCACACGCTGTCGCTTATAGCATGATCTCCTATCAGTGTGCTTGGCTCTGGACATATTATCCGGCAGAATGGATGGCCGCATTCTTGGATAAAGAGCCTGAGAGTCGAAAAGAAAAGACAATCAACATTGCTAAAAACTATGGCTTTGATGTTGCTCCGGTTAATATCAACACATCCGGTAGAGTATGGGAGATTTCACCAGATGGAAAGACTCTAATTCAGCCTCTATCCGCGATTAAGGGTGTCGGTGATGCGGCTATTGCACAAGTATTGGCACATCGCCCATTCACTGACGCTGAAGATTTACTTTTCAGAGAAGAAGTTATTTATGGAAAGTTGAATAAAAAGGCTCTTGATGCTTTATGTCGCGCTGGTGCTTTAGACAAGCTAGTTGACGGAAGATTCACCGGTCGCAAGCATTTTTGGTCAGCATGCATTGTAGACCGTCCTAAGAGTAAAAAGAAGCTACAAAAGAATATTCAGATTTATGCAGAAGAAGGTGACTTTTCAGATGATGAGATAATTCAGTTTAAAGCAGACCTTACCGGCATGTTTCCGTTGAACATGGTCATCTCACATCACTCAATTGAGCAGCTATTACAGCGAGGAGTTCCGCCAATATCAGAGTTTGATCCAGATTTACGTGTGTGCTGGTTCATTCCGAGAAAGATTATTGTAAAGAAAACCAAGAAAGGAAAAACATATTGGCTAGTTGAAGTTGTGGACTCAAATAATGAAAATACAAAAATTCGCTGCTGGGGCATCAAGCCAGAGAAGGACCACATTCATATAAATCGCCCATACATGGCTTCACTACAGTACAATGGGGATTGGGGTTTTTCAACCAGATGCGTCGGAAAATCTTTTAGAATGATTGGATAAAAAACTTGACAGACGGCAATTCTTTTGCTATACTAAGAAAGAACTAAAACGAGGGAGTTCAAATATGTCATCAACACTTGAAGAGAAGCGAAACTTCGCAAAGCTGTACATTGAAAGTCTTGTTAAGATTGAAGAAGAAATGGAAGTTTACAAGGAGTACAAGCGAGATCTCCGCGATGAGTACCGGTCTAATGGCTGGATGACTACTCATGAGATCGCGGCTACGGTTCGCGCATGGCGCATCGTAGTAGCGGCTAACAAAGGCAATCTAGATCTCGACGATTTGTTCGAACAGGTTGAGATGTTTGCCGGCGCAACCCGCGATAGTATCAATGATAGAAGCACAAATACGGGAGACACCAACACATGATCCTTAAGTATTCTAAAATCCGCTCTGGGGTTTTTACTCCAGAGCGGGCCAATCCGTCAGATGCCGGCTTGGACTTATTTTATAGTCCGGATGAGAATTGCTACAACGATTATGACCCATTGGGGAATTTTCTAGATACGCAAGGTCGTCTTAAGATACCTGTTGGTCGCTCTGTTTTGATCCCAACAGGAATAAAACTTGAAATTCCATATGGGTACTGTTTCGAGATCAAGAATCGTTCTGGTAATGCTTCAAAAAAACAACTTCTTGTTGGAGCATGTGTAGTCGATTCTGGCTATGAAGGGGAGATTTTTGTTAATCTTCATAATTTTGGCTATGGTCATTATGTTGTAAATCCCGGCATGAAAGTTGCACAGGGCATTCTCTTGCATACGCCTCCATTCCGGCTGCATCAGGTACCAGAGAATGAAATTTATAATGATCCCATTACGATTAGCAATAGAGGAGATGGGGCACTGGGAAGCACAGATGGATAAAAATACACAAAACACCATGTTTAGCTCAAAATCAAATGATTGGGCTACGCCGCAAGACTTTTATGATAAGCTAAATAAAACTTTTGGTCCTTTCACGCTAGACCCCTGTTCTGACGGTCAAAATAATAAAACAGATAATTATTTTACACAAGAACAAAATGGGCTCAGTCATGACTGGTCAGGGAATAAAGTTTTTATGAATCCGCCATATGGCAGAGCAATTAAAGACTGGCTTAAGAAGGCTTATAACGAAGGACAGAAGCCTAACACAACAGTCGTTTGTCTGATTCCAGCCCGTACTGATACAAAATACTGGCATGATTACGTAATGAAGGCACAAGCTGTATATTTTGTGAAAGGCCGACTCAAGTTTGGAGACTCAAGCAATTCAGCACCATTTCCTTCAGCAGTTATAGTCTTCACATCATCGCTTTCGCCATTTGGGACAATTATAGGGGCGATGGAGCGTGAATAGAAAGCAACGCAGAGAAGCAGAGCGCAAGCGAAAGAAAGGCGATCCGAATCAGAAGATGGCGGATCAGGTTAGTTTATTTCACAAACTACCAGATAAATGTAATGCATGCTCTGAAGAATTTGACAAGAAAAATAAAGAAATGGCATTTTCTTGGAGCGTAGTGGTAAATGGTGAAACAGTTCGTCTTTTTTGCCCAGAGTGTATTAGAAAAACAAAAGAAGCTATCAAACAAACAGGAGGTATTGATGGGGAAGAATAGAAGCCGACAGCGGCGTGATGAGTTGCGAGAAGAGGCAGAGGTACGCCGAGAGTACCGCGCATCAATTTCTAACCAGCAGCAGATGGATAGGCTGGACCAGCGGCTAGGAGAGGGTCTAGGCGCTTCTAAAGAGCGCGTAAGGCTCTGGCACCTCGTTGAAGAAGAAGAGGCCGAGAAGAGGCGCGCAGAGCGCCGTGGAGGCAAGAAAAATGGTGACTAGACTGAACAAGAGAGGATTACAGAAAATTCTATCTGGACAAGTCAAAGAACCAACAAAGTGTGCTATTAAATTTTATAGTGCCAATTGTCATTATTGTCAGGCTCTTAAGCCAATTTATGATATTATGTCTGAGGAGTTTTCAGACATAAATTTTTTTGCGTTCAATGTCAGTGACTATCCAGAAGTTGAGAAAATCTTAGGATTCCAGGGTGTACCTACGCTTTGTGGTATTCAATGTGGATCCGAGCTACCAAAACGTCATTTTATCAAGGAACCAGTTGACCCAGATCAAAAGACATGGTATACTGGTAACAACATTAGAGATTTTTTAAAGGAGTTTTAATGAAAAAAAGTATATCATATGATGATGTCTTGTTGGTACCAAAATATAGTGATATTCGTAGCCGCTCAGAAATTGATATCACTGGCGATTTGACTAACGGATTAAGCTTGCCACTTCCGATTATATCATCTCCCATGGACACTATCACAGAAACCACTATGTCGTTCGTCATGGCATGTGTGGGTGGCTCTGGTATAATCCATAGATATAATACTATCGAAGAACAATCGAAGATGGTTAGAGAAGCCTCTGCGGAAATTGAATTCATGCCCGCCTCAGTAGCTAAAGGAAGTTTGGGTGCGGCTGTGGGAGTTACTGGGGATTATATTGAAAGGGCGAAATCTCTTGTTGATAATGGCGTAAATTATATTTGTGTTGATATAGCTCATGGCCACCACATTTTAATGAAAGAGGCTTTATACAATTTGCGTAAAGCACTGCCTCCTAATTTTCATATTATGGCCGGAAACGTTGCGACTCTACAAGGTGTCAACGATTTAGCTGATTGGGGCGCTAACTGTGTGCGCTGTAATATCGGCGGTGGTTCAATTTGTTCTACCAGAATTCAGACTGGTCATGGCATGCCAGGACTTCAAACTATTTTTGATTGTGCCAAAACTGATCGTGATGTTGGCATTATAGCTGATGGTGGTATTCGTAATGCGGGAGATATTGTAAAGGCGCTAGCAGCGGGCGCTGACGCTGTAATGTGCGGTTCTTTATTGGCTGGTACTCATGAGACACCTGGGAATATTTTGAAGGACAAGACGGGCTCTTACAAGGTCTATAGAGGCATGGCTAGCAAAGAAGCACAGATTAAATGGCGAGGGCGATATAGTTCTTTTGAAGGTGTTTCAAGTGTAGTGCCTTATCGTGGACATGTAGATTCACTATTAGGTGATATTGAGAAAAACATTAAGAGCGGTTTTAGTTACTCTGGTGCTAGAAATATGCGAGAACTAAGAAGTAAGTCGGAGTTTTCACAGCAGACAGCCGCTGGTACTGTCGAGAGTGGCACGCATATTTCTAGCAAGGCAGTATAATGTCTGATGATTATGCATATAGATATAATGAGGAAAACGACAAAAGAATAGTTTTTACCGATAATTTGCACAGACATACAAAATTGGTCTTAAAACTGAAATATCTAAATATAACTCAAGCAAAGCTTTTCCGCCATATCATAACTGGGGTTTTAACAGAAGACCCCAGAATAATGAACTATATTGAAGAAATAGCAACTCGTTCAAAACTAAGAAAAAATAAAGCAGAACAATTAGAAAAGAAAGGCAGGGAAGATTATAATGATCTGGGTTTTTCCGAAGAAGAAATGGAAGGTTTGTTCGACGTTTTAGAATCGGAGTTTCCAGACTTATGAGATCAAAAATACCAAAATGTTCTGCTGATTGTATTTTAAATAATACTATTTGTGAGAAAAAAGACTGTAGAGATTGGATTGATTATAAAAAAGAGTATAATTGTTCTAAGATATCTATTTATTTACACGGACGTATGACACTAAAGCAAATTGCTGAACGCTTGGGGATTTCTATCCCAAGAGTTAAACAAATTGAAACTAAAGCTTTAATGAGGTTGAAAGTAATTTTAGCAAATAAAAATGATAGTTTGGGTGTTTATGATTGATAACCACTATTTATTGATGAGTTTATTAAAGGAGAAATTATAATGGCTCGTAGAAAAACAAAGCGACTTTTAAGCGAAGGAGAAATGCGTAGGTTTGCGAAGCTTGCTAATCTTTCTCCTGTTAATGAGATGTATGGTATGCCCGGTGCCAGAGATGAGGAAGAGGATCCGGGAATGCGTGATATGATGCCGGAAGAGGAAGAGGAAGAGATGGAAGTTTCTGCTGATGAAGTAGAAGCAGAGCCGGCACCGATGGATATGGACGACATGCCAGATGATATGCCAGATGATATGCCATTAATGGACATGGGCG